GTATTCTTTAATGCAATGCGAACCAACAGACTTTATATACCCAATGCTTGCAGATGTCTACTATCCAATAGTAGATCAGGGAGCATACGGTAACGTAAAGAAGCAGTGGATTCTTGATAGATCAATTGCCTGCAATTTTGCACCTACTGGTCAATCAGCATCTGAAGAAGTTAAGCCAAATGTAAACATCACCAAAGAAAATATATTGTTAGGCAGAACTAAGACAGACCTTAGAGTGTCTTCATCAAACAATAGAAACTCAGTAACCAACGTAGTTGTAACAAACATAAGAACACCACAGCAAGAAGATGTGTACCTAGAAACCTCTGGTCCAAGAAACGGACGCTCAACTATCTATGAAATAGCATCAACTGAAGCTATAGTTGGTCCGTTTGGCAGTGTGGAGTATTACAAGGTAGTCTTGAGAAGATCAGAGAACCAGGCAAGTGACCTATAATGAAAGTTATAATGAATGACGCTGCTTTTAAAAAAGACATGAAGAATATCATGAACTACTCAATTGGATTCTTAGATGGCGTACAAGCAGGAAAAGTAAAGTTTTTAAATAATGTTGGAGTAATGACAAAAGAACTATTAGAACAATATATAGACTCAAATGCCAGGGTAAATCCAGAAGCACTACACCATATATATGAATGGTCTAAAGTGGGAAGTCCTGATGCACGTCTATACGATATAAACTATACAATAAGCAACCTTGGCCTTTCGTTTGTGTCAACATTCAAGCAATCAACATCAATTAAGGATGGCTCATCAGTACCTTTTTATAACAAGGCAAAAATAATGGAAGAAGGCACTCCAGTAACCATAAGACCAAAGAAGTCAAACGTCTTGGTTTTTGAAGATGGTGGAGAAACAGTCTTTACTAAAGGCGAGGTTGTAGTACAGTCACCTGGAGGAAGAGCGACAACTGGCTCTTTCCAAAAAGTAGTAGATACATTTTTTACTAGATATTTTACTCAGGCATTTTTAAAGTCAAGCGGTATTTACCAATACTTTAATAATGCAGATGTATACAGAAAGAATCTATCAGCAGGTAAATCCTCTGGAAAGATCAAGGGATACCAAGTAGGCTATAGATGGATAGCGAATGCGGGGATTAGATAATGGCATACGGAGAGCTTTGGCTAGGAACTACTGGTGTAATAAATACCCCAGTCTTGTGGATAAACAAATACCTTCAAGAAAAAATTACAGAAGTTTTAAAAGCTCAGCTTGGTGAAGATGAAAGCTTTGGCGCTTCACTTCCACTATTTCCATCTACACCATCAACTATAGACGATTTGACAGAATACTTTGCAGAAAGTACACAAGGGGTTGCTGCTACATGGGACAGGCTTATAAAAATGAACAGAAAGGGCTTTCCACATATTAAATGTGAACAGCTTCTTTACTATTTTTATGCCACAGGAGAGAATCCAATAGAAAAAATGGTAATGATTCAGGAGTCTGTTTTAAGACTAATGGATCGTTTTGATGAGTCAGCAGAAGAGCTTAATAACTGGTGTAGTAATCGTCAGATTAGAGTTAGCCCTACACAGGTCCTAGATAACCAGTTTTACTTCCACAACTTTAAGGTATACCAGCTTGAGGAGACAAGAGATATCATTGACTTTGGAACAGCCAGAACTTTTGGCGGTAACAAGATAATCATTGACTTTGACTACCACCAGATGCCAGACCTAACAGTTAATACCTGGGCTCCAGAGGCCAAGCTAGCCACAAAAATAGTCCTATAAAACACTGTTATAATTGACTTGAGGAAACACAACGCCGTACAACTAAATATCTATTTTTACAGAAAGAGGTGAATAAATGGCATATAGTCGTGGAACGTCTACCAACATCATCGTTGGTGCAGCAGCATTATTTATTGCAGACACTACATTGGCACCTACAGGAGCTAACGCTCTTCCAGCATTTGTTAACGCTGAATCATACAGAGAGACTCTCGCAGATGATTCAGACTTCACAAACGTAGGTTACACTATGAACGGTCTTGAATTGCAGTTCCAGCCTGACTTCGGTGAAGTACAGGTTGACCAAATTCTTGACGTTGCTAAGCTTTACAAGCAAGGAATGCAGGTTAATCTTGCAACAGCTTTTGCTGAGGCCACACTAGAGAACCTTCTATTGGCTCTAGCATATGGCGATTCAAAGCTTACTACAGCACTTAATGGAGACAAGACAATGGACTTGTCAGCAGGAGATATCGGTGAATGCCCAGTTGAGCGAGGAATCGTTGCAATTGGACCAGGAACTGGTGACTGCGTAGACTCTGCATATGTAGAGCGTGTTTATGTTGGATACCGTGCACTCTCAATTGAGAACGTAACAGTATCTGCTAAGCGTGACGAAGCTTCAATGTTTGAGGTTTCATTCCGTCTTCTTCCAGAAGATGGTGGATCATACGGTAAGATCGTAGACCGTACATGGGGCGACGCTTCATAATAACAACTTAATAATACGACTTAGCCCATCTCATAACGAGGTGGGCTTTGTTGTTTTTATGGTAAACTTAATAGACTATGGCTACATCAATATATAAAACCAAAAATATTTATTTATTTGACGGTACAGAAATACAAATAATGCCTCTTAAGATTAAGTATCTTAGAGAGTTTATGGATGCATTTGATAAGATTAAAGAGACTAAAGATGATGATGAGGCCATGATGGTTTTGTTAGAATGTACAAGAATAGCAATGAAGCAGTATTATCCACCAATATCTAAAAGCATAGAAGATTTAGAAGACAACATTGACTTGCCAACGGTTCATGATATTTTAGACCTTGCTGGCAACATTAAGGTTGGCGGGAATACTGAAGAAGATGTAAAAACTCAAGCTCAAAAAGGTGATCCAGGACCAAGCTGGGAAGATTTTGATTTAGCAAAGCTAGAGTCTGAAGTATTTTTGCTGGGCATATGGAAAGACTACGCTGAGCTAGAAGAGTCATTATCTTTATCAGAAATCATAGCAATAATATCTAGCAAGAGAGATTTAGATTATCAAGAAAAGAAGTTTTTTGCAGCAATACAGGGAGTTGACCTAGAGGACAGTTCTGATTCAGATCGTGGTCAGAAAGAGTGGGAAAATATGAAGGCAAGAGTATTTAGTCGTGGAGCAACAAACGATAGCAATGATGTATTATCTCTTCAAGGACAAAATGCTAAGAAAGCAGGGTTTGGTATTGGTATGGGTCTTGATTACGAAGATCTTAGATAAAATAAGCGTTATTATGCTATAATTGATACAAACCTAGGGAGGGATCAACATGGCAACAACTGTGCACGAAGCGCATAAGATTAAGCTAATTGATGGTACAGAAATTACTCTAAGACCGCTTAAGATTTCACTTTTACGAAAGTTTATGAAAAAGTTTGAGGGTATTGCAGAAGTAGTAGATGATAATGAGAAGTCAATCAATCTACTAATGGAATGTGTACTAATCGCAATGGAGCAGTACAAGCCAGAGCTAGCAGGAGACCTTGCTGCACTGGAAGACAATATTGATCTGCCTACCGTTTATGAGATTGTTGAAATAGCATCAGGAATTCCACTTTCTGAAGCAGCAGCAATTTTCAGCGGTAATGCAGAAGAATAATAACTAAATAACGAGGTATAGTGAATGGCTGATGCTCAGTCTAATATTAAGGTAAGTATTGATACCGCCGAAGCACTGGCGAACATCAAAAACTTACAGAGACAAATATCAGCCTTTCACACCTCAATGGCAAAGGGCGGTGCTGCAGCAAATGCAGTTACTGCTCAAATGCAACAAGGATTAATTAACTCAATTAATGCTACGGGCAAGTTCTCTGCCCAGATGAAAACAATACGAACAACCACTGAGTCATTTACTAATGCTTTAGAAAAAAACAAGTTCTCCATGGGAGAATACTTTAGATATGCTGGTGGAGCATCAAAAACCTTTGGAAGACTATTTAAGTCTGAGTTTGAAACAATTAATAAGGTTGCAAGAGAAAACGTAAAAGACCTTCAGACACAATATATTAAGATGGGCCGTGATGCAAACGGTGCAATGAAGGCAATTGCTGTAAGACCTCTATCTTTGGATATGAATGATCTTGCAACAAAAACAATGATTGCTTCTGAAAAGCAAGCATTACTTAATCAGCTATTAAAGCAAGGTTCTACGAATCTATTAAACTTTGGTAAAAACACACAGTGGGCTGGTCGTCAGCTTATGGTTGGTTTTACGCTTCCATTAATGTCACTTGGTGCAGCAGCATCAAAGGTGTTTATGGATATGGAAACACAGGCTATACGTTTTAAAAAGGTTTATGGAGATTTATTTACACCACAAGAAGAATCTGCTAGAGCGCTAGAAGATATTAAAGAGCTTGGTAAAGAGTTTACTAAGTATGGTATTGCTGTATCAAGCACAGTAGGACTTGCTGCAGAAGCAGCTGCTGCAGGTTTTCAAGGAGTTGACTTACAAAGACAGACAGCAGCAGCAACAAAACTATCTATCCTTGGTCAAGTAGAAAGCCAGAAAGCACTTGAAACAACAATTGCTTTACAAAATGCTTTCTCAATGTCTTCTGAAAATCTTGCAGAGTCAATTGACTTCCTTAACGCAGTAGAAAACCAGACAGTATTATCTCTTGATGATATGTCAACAGCTATTCCAAAAGCAGCTCCAGTTGTGCAACAACTTGGTGGAGACGTTAAAGACTTAGCATTCTTCATGACTGCAATGAAGGAAGGTGGAATCAATGCATCAGAAGGAGCTAACGCACTAAAGTCTGGTCTTGGATCTTTGATTAACCCAACTGGAAAAGCAGCAGCAATGCTTGAAGGTTTTGGAATTAATGCAAAGAAAATAGTTGTAGACAATAAGGGCGACTTAAAGAAAACTGTTATTGAGTTCGCTACAGCATTGAATGAGCTTGACCCACTTAACAGAGCTCAGGTTATTGAGCAGATGTTTGGAAAGTTCCAGTTTGCTCGTTTATCTACACTTTTTGCAAACGTTACTAAAGATGGTACGCAGGCAGCACGTGTGCTTAATTTAGCCACAGCATCTGTACAAGATCTAGCAGCAATGTCTGAAAAAGAATTAGGTATGACCTCAGAATCTGCAATGAACAAATTCAAGGGTGCTGTTGAAAACTTAAAGTTGGCATTGGTTCCAGTAGGAGAAGAGTTCTTAAAGGCAGTAACACCAATTGCTGAGTTTGTTACAAAGATTTTAGAAAAATTTAATAATCTTGGAGAAGGTACAAAAAAGATTATTGTAACTATGACAGCAATAGTTGCAGGTCTTGGTCCAGTAGTCCTTATGACGTTTGGTTTGCTTGCAAACGGTATTGCTAATATAATTAAGGGCTTTACAGCAATGAAGACTTTGTTCAACAGAACTGGTCAATCATCCGCAACCCTTGGTACTGAAGTAAGGTATATGACTCTTGAGCAAAGAAATGCAGCAGCTGTTGCAGCATCTCTTGATCAAGTTCATAGAACTCTTGCACAAACATTTACTGCAGAAGCAACTGCAGTAGATAGACTAACTGCAGCTTATGCAAGATCAATTGCAGCTCAGCAAGGATTTATGCCAACAGGAGTGCCTCTTGGTCGTGGTCCAATTAAGAAGAGAGCAAAGGGAAAGCCAGCGGTTGTTGGCGGTACAGGAAATCAAGATTCAGAGCTAGCGTTCTTAATGCCTGGAGAAACAGTAATTCCAACAGATATGTCCAAGAAGTATGGTGCACTAATCAATGGAATGATTGCTGACAATATACCTGGTTACAAACTTGGAAAGCCATCAAGTGGTAATAGAAGTATGTACGGTGGTCAAGAAAGAATTTTAGCTCCTTACACAATGATGGCACCAGGCAACAAGCCAGGTGGTTTTGGAATGGACGAAGCATTCCTTGCTTCTGATGATTTTGCTAGATCTTTAACTAACACAGCAGTGGCTGCAGGATCTATTGAAGGTAAGATAAGACTAACTGATAAATCAATGGACGAGTTAGCAAATCTTGCTACACCATACGCACAAGAGATTACAGATGAACTAAGGCTTGCTTCACAAGAAATGGCAAAGACTGGAAAGTCTGCAACACACATTAGTCAACTATTTGATGCTAAAAAGAAAGAGATTGATTTAATTCTTTCAAGAATGGCAGCATCAGGTTCACAAGGTTCTGCAATGGCAAGAGGTTTGCAGGTTACTGCGTATCCAACAGATGCAGATATCCGTACTGGAGGAAATGTTAGAGTTCCTGGTGTAGATGTTGATCCACAAGGAAATGTAGTTAGAGCTGCTCCACGAAGTGTTAGAAGTGGAAGAGCATCTCAGTTCCAAACAAAGATTGCAAGAATAACATCCAGAAGACCACTAGACACTCAGGAAAGAGTTACCAGAGCACACGTTGTTCCTGAAGAAAGAGTTCTTGCTGGAGGAATGATGCCACTTGGTGGCGGAGCTTTGAGTCTACCAGAAGAACAGCAACGTGCTGCTAGACTAGAACTTGAAAAAAGAAATATTAAGTTATCCCAACAACTAGGATTAAAAACTGCACAAGCTTATGACTCTGGTGTTAAAGCTGCAAAGTTACAAGATCCATATGAGCAAAGTCGTAAAAGAAAGAGTCCACATCGTCTTGCTGCAAAAGATGGTGCAGATGATGGAAAGGCTTATTCTACAGCTGTTCAAAAATCAATAGATAGACACAATAGAAAGCTTGCTAAGCAAGGTCAATCATTAGGTGCATCTGCCATTGGTCAAACTTCTGTTGTTCCTACACAAACAAGAACACAAAGATTAATGGCAGGTGCAAAACGTTTGCCAGGAAGAATGAGCTCTATGGGTGGAGGAATGGGACTCCTTGGTGCCAACATAGGAATGAGCATGCTTCCAGACTTTGCTGGTAAGGGTGCTGCACAAGGAGCATTAGCAGGAGCAAACCTTGGAATGATGTTTGGTCCAAAGGGGATGGCAGCAGGAGCTGCAATAGGTTTGGTTACATCGGCATACACTACATTGATTGCAAAGCAAAAAGAACATGCTGCAATTACTAAATCAGTATTTTCAAGCAGTGCAGCAGAAATAGAAATGTTTGGCGGTAAGGTAATAGATACAACTCTAAAGATTAATGCTCTTGGCTTTGGTATAAAGGGCATAACAACAAGCTTTGGAGGTTTAACACCAGAAGTACAAGCATTGGTAAATTCAATCAACTCTTTGCCAGATAATGATCCATTAAAGATATTTGTAAATAGTCTTAAAGAGTTAGACTCAGTACAAGCAGTTACTGGAAATATTAGAGCAAAAGTTTCAGAAATGATAGCTCTTGGTGGATTGCCAGTAGATGAGGCAAAACAAACTATTGCAGCAATGCTAGAAGCAGCAGGAATGTCATCAAAGTTTGGTGAGGTTTGGTCAGCTGTTCAAAAATCTGTTAGCAGTGAAACAGCTGCAACAACAGCCATGCTTAAAAAACTTAACGATGCACTTGGCGCAAGCAATAACGAAATTGTAGGAAGTAGCAAGTCTTGGTATGAGTATGACAGGTTTAGTAGACCTGTTATTAAAACATATAAGCAAATGAATAAAGAGCAAAGACTTATAGCAGACTCTCTAAAAAGATTTACAGGAGCACTAACCAGCGGAACACTAACTGCGGACCAATTCAATGCTAGACTTAATGGAATTAAGAATAGTGCATTTAATGGTGTGGTAGGACTTGGAGCACTTCGTTCTGCAATTGCTGAAACAGGAGATGCAGATGCACTTGCTGGCTTTGATGCAATAAATTTTCAGCTAGATAATATAGGTGCCAAATCAGTTGATGCAATGATTAAACTAATGGCTTTAAAAAATGCAAACATAACTCCAGAGGGTGCAGCAAAAATGCTTGGTAAGAAATATGAAGGAGCCAACTTGCCTTCGCATATTAAAGAAAAAGTTGATGCACAGTTATTGCTTGATGCTGGATCAAGTAAAGAGTTCCAAAAATTATTAGACAAAATGGCAGCAGAGAAAAGAGCAGCCCAAGCAGCACTATCTGGAACTGCTCCATATAGAGATCCAGATACTGGTAGTGGTAAAGGTAAAGATAAGCTAACCATTGAAGAGCAATACCTAAAGGTGTTACAAAAAGAAATTGATAAACTCAAAGACAAGCGTGATGCACAAAAAGATGCTAACGATGAGGTTCAAAGACAAGTTGATTTACAGATGAAAATGCAGGACCTTGCAAACCAAGCAGTCCAGGCTAAAATATCTGGTAATTATATTCAAGCAGCAATGCTTGGTCAAGAGTCACAAAATGTTAAAATGAAGTTTAATCAAGAGACAGCATTAAGAAAGAAAGATGCTGAAATTGATGCGCTTCAAGCAAGATACAACGCCATTAAGGATGGGGCTAAGCTAACTAGCGCAGAGAAGAAGAAGATCCCTAAGAAGGCCAATGGAGGCCTTATTAAGGGTCCAGGAACAGGACGCTCTGACTCAATTAGAGCAACACTTGGTTATGCAGGTGGAGGATCAATTCGTGTTTCAAATGGAGAGTTTGTTGTAAAAGCATCATCTGTTCAAGACTATGGAGTTGCTGCAATGAATGCGGTAAATAATGGAACTGCAGACATTAGCACAAATTCTGGCGGTACCGTGTATAATATAAATATGCCTATTACAAGTAACAATGCAAGCCCAGAGGGTGTCGCAAACGAAGTTATGAGACGACTAAAGGTTGAGCTTAATAAGAATAATAAGAGTAATAGGATTAATATGTAATGGCATATTTAATTGACGCAGGAATACAGATATCATTAGGACAGACTGCTCTTGGAGCTGTAACAACAGATCCAACACAAATGGTTTGGTACAAGCTAACTGATCACAATAGGCAGCCAATTCAAATTTCTACAGAGGTCATTGAGTCTGCAAGGCGCATGGCTAATGGCACAATGAGAAAGTATGTTATTGCTCAAAAAGACAAGATTTCTGTTTCTTGGAAGTATGTTCCATCAATAGAGTCTGGAACTAACGGAACAGTAGATGGATACCGTAGCGTTTCATGGATTGAATCGTTTTACCATTCTAATTCTGGACTACCAATTTATTTAAAGGTTGTTTCTTCAGGCTTTGATTCAACTCTTGGAACTGCACGAATTGATCAGCCTCAAATTCTTGGTTCTGTCCCAATTGGAACATTTGTTACATCACAGGTTGGGTTTCAGCTTTATAAAGCCTATATGACTGATTTTTCTAAAACAGTAATTAATAGAACAAAGATATCAGACTATGTTGATATGAGTATTGAGTTTACGGAGATATAATGCTCAGTAGCGAACTCTCATCAGTATTTACCAACTCAGACTCTATTAAGCTAGTACCAGTAGTTTCGGCTGAGTGGAATCATAATTTATTTAATCAACCATACATAACAACTGCAGGAACAGGAACAAAGATTTCTCCTACATCAGGAACTGATACAAATGCAACTACCGCAGAATCAAAAGAAAACTTTACAACCAAAAAATTTACAATGTCAAACGGTACTGGATCAGCATCGTACACATTCTCTGGATTATCTGGTAAAGCATATAAAATAGTAACCTATGTAAAAACAAATAGAGCAACTCCAGTTATGGTTACAGCATCTGCTAAAGGATCAGACACTCAGTACGGCACAGAAAACATAGAGGTTGATTCGCTTGGCTGGACAAAGGCTGTAACTTATATTGGTTCTTCTGGAAGCCTAGATACAATATCTTCTTTTGTTTATAAAATAACAGCAAATACAATCAGTGGTGCTGATGCAGACGACCTAACTGGAACTGTTCGCTATACATTGCCAGAAGTGTATGAGACAACAGTATTTGATTTTTACAATCATTCCTTATTTCCAACCGAAAGTGCTTTTACATACTTTAGACCAGGAGAATCTTACGTCCCATCTGGAGACTCAAATTATTCTTTTCCATCCAACTACAGAAGAATAGCCTCTAAACTTTTAAGTACTGAGTCTTCAAGTGGAGGATTTTTTGGTAATAAGTATTCTCCAGTTAGCTGTATAATACAAAACCCAAAGTTTTTTCTTGCAGCCCCAACAATACCAAACATAAAGACAGCGCTGCCATCTGACATTGCACCATATAAATACTTTGTTTCAGATTCAAACTCACGAAGTATTACTGCCGTATATGAAAAAATAATTCCTACAAATAAAATTGTTTTAAAGTTTAATACGTTAATGACTGTTCCAACAGTTAGTGTTTCTATAACTTCTGTTGTTTCTGGAACTGAGTCAACAAGTTCTCAGTCAGTAGTTGTTGGTAGTAGTGGAGTTGTCGTTTTATATTGGACAGGATCCGCTTGGAGCACAAGCAAATGGTCAGCTATGCCAAAGTTTGATTCAACTGGCGCACTATCTATTTCAAGGAATATAAAAAAGATAACAGTCACTCAAACATCAAGTCAAGTAAACTCAGCCTTGTCTGGAGTAACTGGGGTATCAGATGAAGACTCTAATATATCATTAGACTTAAAAAGAATGCACTTAGTAGAAGTGTCACCAAGGCTTGAGATAGACCTTTCAGATTTTGTAGAAAATATAAGTATAGATAAATCATTAGATGCTGGAGTAACTGCACTTCCAATTTCTTCAATCAACACAAATGATGCAAGAATTAGTCTTTCTGGAATACCAGGATTAGATGTAACAAAGCCTGTTGGACAACAATTGGTTCCTATTTTTTCTAGTCAAAGTAATAATACGTCAACAATCCTTGCTAATCTTTTGAGAAAAAATGTAAAGTTTTACCTTAATTTTAATCTTGTTGAATATGCAACTCTTGGCAGCGTAACTGTTCCAAGTTCAAACACATATATTCCAGGTGGCGTATTCTATGCAGATACATGGGAAGAAAATGATATCAGCGATGTAAGCATTCAGTGTTTTGATATTTCACGGTACCTACAGTCAACACCAGTGCCAGACTATGTAGCAAGTCTAAAAACAGTATTTGAAGTAATAACAAACATACTAGATCTTGCTGGTTTTACAGACTATGACTATGACTCTTTATATAGAATATGCAACAATAAGTCAGCGCCACTAGACCTATCCTATTACTACTGTAACTCAAAAGACACAACAGTTTTGGATGCTTTAAGTCAGATATTTGTTGCATATCAAATAGGTGCATATATTGATGAGTATGGAATCATGAAGTTTTTAAGTTTACAGGATATTCTTTCTTCAACAACAACTTCACTTAGCATCTCAGACTCAAATATTTTAGAGGGCGGATTTTCAATATCCAATAATGCTAAGCCAGGTAAAATATCATTAAGATATCAAACACCCAAAATTAAGCAGTCTCCATCATTGCAAAATGTTACAAACTTAGAAATCAAAAACTCTCCATCATTTATCTATACAACTTCAAACGATGTTGTTTGGCAGCAGCAGACTCTAGATTCTGTTGGATTTAATTATCTTAATGCTGATATGTCAGAGAGCGCAAATTCATTCCAAATCAATAATAACGACCTGTTAGATATTTTCCACACCTTCAACATGAACAACGAAGGATATGCAGCCATTGAGAATGAGATTGTTTCTTTTGTTTATAAAGAGTACGAGCTTACAAATATGAGCTCCAACCTTTCAGAAAAAGTTTCAGTAAAAAATAATCTTGAGCTATCTTCAGAAATTAATAGATTTATTAAGCAGTATGGTGTTGGTCTAACTCAAAAGTCTGCAATAGTTACTGATGCAGAAGGAGACGGAGTAATAAACACATACTATGCAGAAAATGATTTTGCCATTGGTGACAGGGTTAGCATTAGCGGTATGATCCCAACTCAGTTTAACTTGTCTGGAACAGTTCTTGATGCAGATGCTACTAGCTTTTTGATATTTACAACATCTCATTCTCTTGATCCAGTAACTAAGTCAGGTGCTGCATTTACAGCTTCCACACCAGAAATTCTAATAACACCAACTGGTAAAATAACAAATGTTAAGCGTGGAATGTTTGGTACTGCCCCTGCAGAACATGCCAGAATAGATTCATTAGCAAGTAAAGGTCTGTCTGAAAAATCTATAAACTATTATTATACTGATGTATCAGCGTCTAATGATGCTTCTATAATTAACAGTAAAACAAGCAATGGTGAGATAACTGATAGCTTACCAAGCATTGATAAAATTAGAGTTGAAACATTTGGAAACAATAAGACACTGATATATCCATCAGATGCAGTTGATATAGGATATCAAACATACTCAGTAAAGTTTGACATGCCAGATCAAGCCGTAACAACAGCAGGTCTATTTTTTAATATGAAGAATGAAGAATCAACTGACTGGGCATACTTTGTTGAGCTGATTAAGTACAATATTTTAGTGCCAGGAACAGTTGCTCTATATGATCCACCAAGATACAGGTATGCACTTACAATTCGCACTGACGGATATATTGTCGCTTGGTCTGATGTCACTGGAGAATGTCAGAGCATAACAAATAATTTTGCCAAAATAATTAATAAAACTAAGGTTGACAATAAATACCAGTACGACTATGTAACTGACAATGCATTTAATCTAAAAGTGGTTAGATATATTTCTGATGGATCAGACGGTGAAGATGGAACAGAAGAAGTAAGCAGAAATATCCTTTCTGTCTTTTTGAATAATGTTGAGATTACTGGCTGGGAAGTTCCTGGAGACCCATCAGACCCTGAAACAGGTGCAACAGGGTATAAGCCAACAAGCATTAACCCACTAACTGGAATGAGAAGAAAACCGTCTGTAGCAAATGACATGGTTCTTGATACAAGGTTTGGATTTGTATCATCTTCAGCTCCTAATCCAATAGATGGGTTAGAGCCACCATTACAGTTCCCAGCCTCTGACTCAAATCATGCATCATCTTTAAGAGAAATACATGCAACCAAAAAACCTTTAAAGGAAAGAAGTGTAAGTTATTTCTACCAAGATAGAAAATTTTTAAATGGTTTAGTACAAAACCAAAGCCTAGCTAACCTGTCTCCAAGTTATATTATGCAGACAACACCAGAGGTTTCAGGCATTAATGTATATGATGTTCAATATACAACGCCAGCTGCAGTGTCTGTTGATGTTTTGCCAATTGAATATATGTGGTATTACTTCCCAGGCAATGAGCCAGAAGATCAAAAAAACTATCAAAAGAAGATTGTTGATGAATACTCTTTAGCATACTCAACCCCAATCAACACTGGGTTCAGAGCAAAGATAGCAGTAGCAAACAATTCCCCTCACATGGTTTTCTTGCGTAAAGAGTCTGATGAGCTTAATCAGTTTACTATTAACTTTAACTTGTGGACACATGAAATTGTAGCTCCATCAGATCCAGAGATTATTGAAAAGGTTGTTGATCAATCCAACATGTCAGAAGTTGTTCAGCTAGACTCTGAGTGGATTCAGTCAAAAGAAGCAGCATATAAAATGTTAAAGATTGTTGAGATGGGCCTAGATGGGTTTTCAAAAACGGTAACTTTAAATATATTTGGAAACCCACTAATTCAGGTAGGAGATATAGTAGGCCTAACATATTCCCTAAACGGTATTGATAGTCAAAGATATATGGTTCAGTCAGTATCCCATTCATTTGACTCTGGGCTTTCAACATCTATTAAGATGAATAGATTAGATTAGCAGGATGGCTGTGGTATAATTGAAATCTAGGAGATCATAATGTCATACATTAAAATATCAGATCCAAACGTAATAGACCTTGCTGCATGGCAGCAAGTTATTAATGTTGTTAATCAGCATAGCGATAGCATTACAGCAATTACTAATAATTTTGGAATTCAGGGTACAGGCGAGACAAATTGGCAAGGCGAATCTGACCTATCTCACGAGTATGACCCAGGATCACAAAAGATTGTTTTTGGTAAAAATAAATTTAACCCAGAATTAGACGGAATTACCTTTGATGTAGCTAGCAATAATCTGCCACAGGTATACTATGGAGATGTTGTTTTTGCAGACGAAGTGTCTGGAGCATCATCATTTGTTGCTCCACCAATAGTTACTGCAACAATACAAAATACACAATCTACTAAAGTAAAGTGGAACTCTAATATTGTTGTGACTGTTGTGGCTGTAACACAAGAGGGATTTACATACAGAGTTACTAATCCAAATAGTACCAATAGTGTTGGAATTGCAATAACTGGAACTTTTTTTGTAAACTGGATGGCAATAGGGCCAAAGTAATTAAGAGGCCAACGTGAAGTCAAAATATACAAGTGGTAAGTCCGTTGGTAAAAACCAAACAGTACCAATTGGCGTTGATGATCCAAGATTAAAGCCAGGAAAAATAGGACAGACAAAAGCACGACAAGGTGCTGAAATTGACATTGTTGGTCTTGATGGAAAATCATTAATTACTGGTGGTAGAAATGTAAACAATCCTGCTGCAAGAACAGCACCTGCACCTTTACCTCCAATTCCATCACCCGTAGTTATACCACCAATTGGAAACAAGCCACCAAAAACTTATCCTGGTGGCTCTGGTCCAGTAATCATTGTTCCAACAGATCCAACAAATGTTTCTGTAGTTTGGTCTGGAAATGATTTAGTTATAAGCTTTAACTGGGATTATTCAAATGATGTTAATGATACCATATCCCAGTTTATAGTAGAACTTACTTCAGGTGGAGTCACTAGGAGAACACCAACAAACACATTTGTTCCAAATACGACACAGACTGCACAAACAATAACTGTGACTAAATCAATGATTACATCAATGTTCAATGTATTTAGAACAAGTTTTTCTTCAGTATGTGTGCTCACAGGTGATCCATTAAACAATATAAGTAACAGTATATGTGCACCATCCGTTCCATCATATGTTTTAGATCTGCCAACTCCAGTAATCACTGTTACATCAATTACTAGCGGATATAGCGTTTCTTATACAACTCCAACCCAAGATGTTTTTGATGGTATTGAAATCGTTGAATTTGAGTCTAATGCTACAACTGAGCCAACTGGTGTAACATATACAAGAACATTCTTTAGCACATTAAATCCAGCAGTTGTTTTGACACCAAACTTTAATAGACGATGGGTAAAGGCAAGATTTTCATCAGATGGTGGAGTATATACTCCATACAGTGCAGCACAAGTAGTAACACCAACAGTTATAGGATCAGCAGACTTAGTGCCACCAGAAGAAGTTTCACAAATCTCAACATCTTGGTCTGGAGATAATATTATAGTTAACTATAAACTTCCAGCACAAGATGCAGGATCAAGAATTCAAATATCACTAACATCACCAAATAGTTTGGTTGGATTTTTTTACAGATTCCCAGACGGTTCTGGAAGAGATCAAACAACCACAATAACAAAAAGGGATTTACTTGAACAGTTCGGACAACACTACAGCTCGTTTACTGGTGTTTTACAAAGCCTAGATGCAGCAGGAAACAGATCAGATGGTGTTTCTTTTAATGTTGCACAAAGATCTAATCCTCTTACTGGCGTTATTCCAACATTTTTATTAACTCCATTAACAAACGGATATTCTGTTTTTGCAAGTAACTATGAGTCAACACCTGGTGTAACATACATGGAAGTTCATGCAAAACATACACCTTGGGACACAGACCCAACGAACGAAGATAATCTTGTTTACTCTGGAGCAAATCCAGCAGTTATTATTGATACTGATTATACGCCAGTATACATAAAGGTAAGATACTATGACGACTTTAATAATACATCTAGTTATTCAAATCAAACAAACAATAGCACCACACCACTAGATGCTGGAATAGTTACATCATTTGAAAACCCAATTACATTTGGTGCTAATGGAGTTATTTACGCAGGAGCAAACTTTAATTCTGGAAACAGAACATTATTCAAAACTGGTGGTATTTTTGCATACGATGCAGATGGAGTTCAGACTACACAAATATTGTCTGATGCAGATGCTGGTACTCCAACATTTATTACACAAAGAGCACAAATAGCAGACTGGAATATAACTGATACAAAAATAGAAAATGATTTGAGTGGTCCTCCAACTTCATACACTGGTTTGTCCGCAACAGGTACATACTCATTTTGGGCTGGAAGTGATGTAAGTGGCGGTAACGAAACTGCTAAGTTTACAGTAACTCCAACAGGTGAAGTAACAGCAAGAGAAATAACAATATTAGGAAACGGAAGCCCATCAACTAATCTTATTAGTGCTGGAGGATTGTTTACAGTTAAAAATGATGGAACAGTAACTGCCACATCTGCAAACATACAAGGCGTTCTTAAAGCGGATTCTGGAGAATTTTTAGGAAATGTTTTAATAAAGTCAAGTGGTTCTTTGTACTCACCAAAAACTACAGGCACAGTCCCAGCTCCAGGTGTACCAGGAGTAATTTTTGATAATGATGCAATTTCAGCATTTGGCGATAGCTCATCAAGTTATACACAGATGTACTCAACACCACTTGCTGATGGTTCAACATTTAAAACGACTGCTGCAGATATTGGTGGATGGAAAGTAAGTTCAAATGCAATATCAAGAACTGGTACTGCAAATATATCTTTAAATGCAACTGCAGGTAACATATCTGTAAGTGCACAAAATGTTTCATCGTATACTTCTGGAATCAATGGACCTGTTGTTTCAACTGGTTCAACACCAGTAGACGATATTAATGGAACTCCAGTAGGTGCAGAAAACGTATTCTGGGCTGGTACTGGAGGAGCAACAGGAACATCTAATGCATTTAGAGTAACGCTTGCTGGAAACCTATATGCATCAAACGCTAAAATTACTGGAACTGTTTCAAGCGTCGGTGCTTTAGGAACAATGACCATGGATGGCGAACATGGATATATGTCTTTAAAGACAGCAGGATCAAATGCGCCAATATCATATTTAGTTCCCAGAAATAACAATATTTATTTAACTGGTCCAAGCACTACAGAACCTTGGTCAACTGGAAAGCAAATAGCATCATCTGGACCAACTAATGCTCCTTATATTTCAGCAGGAGCAAGCTTTAAGGATTATTGGAATAACACACCAGTAGGTGGTGTCGGA